AATCTCTGCAAGACTACATCACCAGTGCCGCTCGTTATTAAATCCCAACTCGGCGCAATCGGCGTAACCGTATTTGATCCCGTAACGCTTATTGTCATGCTAGCGCCGGGAAAAGATATCTCGACAAATTGCGGGTTACTTAACTCGTTTGCCGTGTTGCTTCTTTCAGATGGTGAAACGCCGCCGGCGCCAACGTAGGGTACCGCTTCACGCGTAAATTGCTCAACCAATCCAGCACTTTTAACAGTGACATAATAAAGGCCTAAAACGCCCAGTGCGTTATATGGGTAAGCGTAAGGAACAAAAGGGTTCCCACTTGCATCAACAAAAGTTCCCGATATGCCTAAGGTGAAAACCGCGCCAACGTCTAAAAAAGTATAATCTGGACTAATGCCTGTTATCTTAAAAACAGATTTTGGATTTAACCGTTGCTCATCTTCAAAAAAAGTAACAATGCCGCCCGACAGCGGTAAGCCAGTGTCTTTATTTAATATGACCTCTTCGATATTAAAGAGTGGTATATAAAGCGGGTTAATCGACATCTTTAAATTCCTTTAGTTCTTTTTTCTAGTATTTGACAATTGTTCAGTAAACATTTGCAGCCAGTCTGGGTTTGTCATTAGCTTAACAGATGCAACGTCATGCTCTTTACCGTACTTTTCATCTAATTCTTGTTTCAAAGCATCAAGCTTATTTCTTGGTGTAGACATACCCATTCTTTTTAACTTAGTAGCTTCTCTGATCGTCATCTCATTGGGGATGATATCACCACCAAGTAAATGAATGTCTGCCAGTGTTTGCTTTGCATCAGGCAAAGCCTTAATTTTTTCAGATAAATTATTGTAATTTTTTGAGCTTGATAAATACTTGTGCCAGTTATTTAGGGTCATTGGTCTTTTATCAAAGTAATTCTCAAGATTATTCCTTGTATGCTGCCGCTCTGAAATACTTCTAGCAACAGGATAGTCGTCTGGTTTAATGGCATCCATTTCTCGCACAATATTTTTCCGTGTGTTGCCTATTTCTGTTGATTGTGTTGTAGGCTTGCCAATTTTTGACGTTTTTGCGTCTTCCATGTCGTATAAAACGCGCTTCATTATATCCCAATATCTAAACGTCTTTGGGTTAACTTTATCGAGCGGAACTCCTAGTTCACGTTCGATTATTTGCCTGTACGATGCATCAGTATTTATTTTATTCATGGCACTTGCAATTACAGGTAGCTGAGAATGCTTTTGGATAAATTCATGACTAACTCTGCCGTTCATTGTTTCTTCATATCTATTTTTCATTTCTTGCGACAATTCTTTATCATTGTAAATCTCATCAAGGAACCTGCTTGATGCATTAATTTCATCTTGAGCGCGTATTCCACCTTGCTTATATAGCTCTTGTGAGCCAGCCGAAGTTTTACCAATGCCACCTTGCTTCTCTGCCTCAAAAGTTGATAAGGCAGCTTCTGCAGGCGATAGATAAGATAGACCTAACCTTTTTGCTGCGCCCATTCTTTCTTGCATTATTGGAACCTGTGCTTCTTTTAAATCACCAAAAATTTTTCTTGTTGCCATTTCTTCTGGCGGAACGGAAAGATGTTTTAGATACGAAGCCAAAGCACCAAAGGTCGGCTGAGTAATTGATTGAGTCATTTTCGGTGACATATCAGCCGCTTTCTCTAAAATAGAGGCCGTGGTTTTTCCTGCAATTTCTGGAATTTTCATTGTAGCTTTCGCAAGAGTTTTACCAAGATTTGTCGCTGCAGCCGGAATGTTGCTAATCGTGTTCATATAGCCCGGAGTCGTTGGCATTCCCAGCATGTTCGCCTGCAATTGTGGCGTTCCTACTGCCTGCACTTGTGGCGTTTCTACTGGCTGTTGTGCTGTCGATTTATCAGCCGCTTCTTGCATTTGCGGGATGATTTGGGTATCGGCCTGCATCGATTGTGGATTTTGATTTAAACCACCATCTCCACTGCTTTCATCAGGTGGTAACATCGGCTTAGCTTGTGGTTTATTCATTCCAGCCGCGCTATTGATACCTTTGGATGCGCTTTTAGCTAAAAGATCACCTGCCATCGCTAAAATAGCCGCGTGCAGTGGGTCACCGCCTTTGCCGCCTTGCTCTGCTGCAATCGCGCCAGTTCTCGATAACATGTTGGGAAGCTTAGATAGTACCTTCCCGCCACCAAGCAAGCCGCCCACGTTTCTTACGCTTTCCTCGCCGTCTCTAGCGGACATGCCATGGTTTTTTTCAAAGTCCATAATACCTTCGTAAAAAGTTGGATCTTTAAAATCATTCTTGATTGATTTCGGGAATTTTTCTGATAGGTATCGCATGAGCATTTGAGGCGAGCTCAACAAGCCCGCGCCAGACTCGACTGCCCCTGCGCCAAGGTTTGCGAATGTCGAAACTGGATTATTGCTAAGTGCATAACTGCCTGCTTTTTTGATGCCATCCGGAATTGATTTAAGCATATCGCCTAACGCCGCTGGCGCTGAACCTAAAGAGTCAGAAATATCATTGGTTATACCCTTGAAGCCTTTTTGTTCGCGTGGCGCCACTTGTTTAAACTGAGACCGTGGTACTTGTATGGTCTCACCAGTTTTTTTGTTTCGTATAGAAATCATGTCATTTCTTAGCATTAAACTTCCTCCCAGTCATTCGATGAGAAGCTTGAATTCTCACCGCTATCTATTGGTGGATTTTTTGCCGATTTTTTAACTTCTTTTGCCGAATACGCTTGACGTGTTTTTAGGTCTTCAAGAAGATTTTTTAATCTTTTTTTGTATGCTACATCGGTTTCGCCGTGACTGATCAGCAATTGTTTTTTTACGGTTTCGATACCCTCGTTTGACATAGGCAAGCCGTACGCGCCGACCAATGAATCTAACGCCGAGCTAACGAGCGCCTCGTACTCTGTAGACTTACTTTGATTGCCGGGAATCCAACCTAAGCCGGGTAATGCGCCGGACGATCGCGGAAATTGTTCCCAGTCACCTTGATTCAAATCTAATATTTTTTCAATGGTTGGAATCGCATTATCTACTGCTGCAATAATACCTTGGTGCTTACTTACCATTTTACTGGTCAGCGGAGTTTCCAAAGATTCGGCATTGCTAGCTGTTGATTGAGTCGTTACACGACCGCTCGGGTAAGTTGTAAGAATAGTTGTTTGTCCGGTTTTGGCATTAAACTTAATGTCCTGCTTTTTACTAAAACCCTTTTTCTTCAAAAATTCTCTTGAAAGTGGGTTTGCATCCCACATTTTATCTACCCCGTACTGTGACGGATTGCCTTTTTCTAAAAGTTGTACATTGTTATTTTCGGTAAGCGCTGCAGAAGACGGATGATCATCTTGTGGGTTGCCCAATGATGTTAAGCCGCTAGCTTGTTGTTGCTGTTGTTGTTGTAAAGATGGCTGCACTTGTTGAGCTGCCTGTTTTTGCAAAACGTCAGCTAGCGCAGGATTAATTTTTCTCATCGCACTGACTGCATCATCAACATAGGTCATTTTGCGCGGTGGTTGCTGTCTTTGTCCTTGCTGCGGCATCTGGAAACCTTGGCCGCCTTGCTGTGGCAATTGACCGCTAGGCATTGATTGCTGTGGCAATTGACCGCCTTGGCCACCTTGGCCGCCTTGATTCATATAATTGCGCAACTGATTTTCTAGCTCTTTCTGCTGCTGCATTTCTAAAACCATTTTATCGATGTCTAAGCCAGTTTTTCGATTTGACAAACGAGATGTAGCTAAACTTTGCTCAGCATTTGGGCGCGCATATTCATTTTGTATGCCAGCAAGATAGTTTGCTAACTGTGATGATTTTAACGCTTCTTCTTCTTTCGGCCGCGCAAACTCTGCCTGAATTTTTTTTATCAAGGCATCTTGCGGCATGTTCATGCCTTGATAAAAATTGTTATAAACATCACTAATGCCTGACTCATCAGGCTTTACAAGTTGAGCTGATAAAAAATTAGGAAACGAAATTGCCATGATGTACCCTTTTTCCTGTATTTGATTTTAGCCGCCTGCGCCTGCGCCCTGTGCGAGAGCTTTCATTAGTGCATTTCGCATTGCGTTACGATCCATATTTTTTTGATTCGCTTGCTGATATGCCATCGTTCCTTGGGATGCAAGATTGCCACCGATCATATCTGCTGCTGACCCTGAGGCGTTAAAGCCTTTGCCATATATATCTTGTTCGCCAGATAATGCGCCTGCATGAATGCCTAAAGCGTCCATTAAGTACTGGTGCATGTCTTGACTCATAATACCTTCCGACATCTCCCCGAACTGACGCTGATGATCAGGAGTGCCAGCAATGCCGCCTGCTGCAGCCGTTGCACTAATGCCTTGACCGAGCTGGTCGCGCTGATACTCGGCGCCTTTTGACATTTTGTACTTACCCATAATTTCATCCATAAAAGCCGTTGGATCCATCATCTTGTCGTACTGGCCTTGTAGCTTTTCACCAGCTTGCTGGCCACTTTTAATAAACGGATTAAAATATTTGTCTGCAACGCCCGGAATTTGATCCATGTAGCGATTCGCGTCTTTTGACGGGTCGTTATGACCAAATAGCATATCGAACCCGCCTTGCGGGCTAAAAGGACTTTGTTTGTAGTTATCCCAAAGTGACATATAAACTCCTAAAATTATGGATACGCAGTCGTTGTGATCTTTCGCAACGCGCCGTTAACTTTGCACACTATCTCGTGACTGTCTAAGTCATACCACATAGTGCCGTCTGGCATCTCGATTTGTATAGTCGCAATCTCAGCAGCGGTTAATTGGGGAAGTGTCCAGCCATCGTTGCTTAAACCGCCCATCAAAGTTTGAATTAAGTTATCAATAAACAGCTGCATTTCATTTGTTAAATAGCCATTCTCTTCAACAAATTTAACAGATATGAAAGCTTGAAGATTCATTTTTTAGCCTCCAATTTCCATTGTGCCATTTTTAACAACTTTTCTACCTGAACCCCAGAATCTTAGTTGATAAGTTATCTGTTGTGCATAGCCTAAATTGATAAAACGCGGTTGATTGTGAAAATTACCAGTTGCCTTTAGTTCGTATGAAACGACATTGCTGTAACTGTTCCCGCCGTTTTTGGATATCGTCAAGTCAACTCTTGGCTTGTTTGTGTAACAGTAACCGCCTTCTACTAACAAAGGTAGATCGTTTTCGTCGTATATGATGCCGTTAGTCTGCTCGTTTAGTATATAGCCAAAACATATCGGGATGTCGTAAGCGTTAGCAGTAGTGCCGCTTTCCATCACGAAAGTAAAAAGGTTAATTTTTTGTTTTTCTGGTCGAGTAAGCCGATGAGTATTCGTTATCCTTTGGCACGGTATGTCGTAGATTCTATCTACTCGCTCGGGCGTGGCGTTCGGAAATGTGTCGTATGTCGTGAAATCGCTGCTCAACTGATACATCTTGCCATCTTTATAGCTGATAAAATAAGTTTTATTGTTGAAATAGATGATCTGACGCGCGGGAAACGCTGTAAAATTCCAGTCAGTTAAGTCAAAAAACTTTTTAGTCGTAAAGTCATAAAAGATTGTAAAGTTATCAGCAATATCAGTAAACGTTAAAACATAAAAAGTATGCCCACCTTGACGATAAAGAAACGCGGTTGATCTTTCGGGAAATTTAACTCTTTCCAAAACATGATCGATGCCATCAGTTGATATTTCTTCTGCGCCGCCGCCGGTCATCACCATGATTGACGCCGTGGATTTTTCATTTATCCCGAGCCACGCCACAAATTGATCGTTAGCTGCAATGGTCGATACTGACACCGTGCCAAAATCGATGTTAACTGATGAATTTCGCTGGTAAACTTTTTGGCCGCCAACATTAGTCCATATCTCTGCAACTGTTGAGCCATAAACTATAAGGTTATTTCCTTTGCCGGGGATTCTTAAAGCCGCTCTGGCAAAGTCTGATTTAGTTTGCAACGTTAAAAGTTTTACAAATTTTATCGAGCTCGGCGTTACAGTACTATCTTGTTCGAAGATGTACCATTGCGAGCCTGCGCTAGTCGATACAGCATTACCAAAAATAAAATAGGTATTTTGATACGTCACGTAATTCGGTAAAAAGTCGGACGATGTAGGCGCGCCTGCGCCAGTGTAGGCTGCAAGTGACACTGTGTTGGGGGCTAACAGATAATTATAGATGTATGCCTTTTGTCCGCCAACGATACAGATTTGACCCGACAAATTTTCATCAATAACAACTTCGCCAGTCGTGGAATCCATTGTGCCAATTTGTGTTGGCTCTTCAGTAAATGCGTTAATCCTAAATATTGCACCAGCAACAACTGCAATGACAAATCCACCTCTTATCGATCGAAATGTGCCTCTTCCTTCTAAATTTGTTTCAAACATTTCAAGGATAGCAGCGTAACCCGGAAAGTTAACTAACCACTCCTCCTCGCCGTTGCCTGATCGTGTGATATACATGTTATACGTTCGTTCGGCTGACACGGTTTGATATATACCGAACACCGATGAGCCGACAATGCGAACAGGTACTTCTTGTGAATTAGCCGTAAGTGTCATTACTTTTCCTAAGAAAAAACAGTTTATCTGTTAGGAACCCATCCGCCGCTCAAATTTACCATGCCCCAATTAATGCCGTATGAACCGCCGAGCGAACTATATTTTCTTTGACGCAAGTCCATTACATTTTTGTTTTTATCTATCCATTGGTAATAATTGGATAACTGCCTCGATACATCGGCGGGAACAGAAAACGAATTAAACTGACATAAACGCTGAACCAATAAATATTTTAAAAAGTTACGATAAGGCTTATCAATCGTTAACTCTAAATCTTGAAATTCTGTAACTGAGTTTAGGCTAAAAGTTCCCCAAACTTCCATGGGATAAGCTACATTAGGTGTAAAATATAATGATAAATTCCCACCGTTTAAACTTCTTTCGAAGTGCCATTCAAACGGCAAACTTGCGATATTTGTTGCTCTATAAGAACCAAAAAACTCATTCCTTTGTTGGTTTACAGTCTGATATCTAATAGAGTTTATGTAAAAAACAAAGATATTTACATCAATACAGCCTAAAAGAAAATACTCTGATTGACCCGGAACCGCAGTAATCGCGAGTTTGCTAGTAAATGGAATTGTCCCTCTATCGAGCGTTCTGTCTGCAATGACGTCATTTAAAAGATTTAAGCCATCACTCATTTGAGATCCTGTAGGTGTCTCAAACTCTCGACTAACAATGCTGCTTAGATAATAAGCATCAGTAATAAGTTCGCTAGTTAAGTAAGGCATGGCTTATTTCCTTTTTAATGTTATTAAATGCTGTAATTGTAGGCCGCAACATTTAATGCAACAGCATCACCGCCACCAGCCGACCATAGATACTCTAAGCTAGGCTTGCCTGCATTAAGCTGAGCCTGCACAAGAGCAGTGCCGCGTACAACTATAGACGTTACCTGTGAAGTAGCTTGAAAAAATACGCCTGTAGCGCCGTAAGGCTTGAGTGTTAGCGTTCTACTCGCGGCCGCTGGCGTCATAACGTAGTTTATCAAAACTTCCAAGCCTTGGGTTGGCGGTACAAAAGTGTCGAGAATTACTTCAGTATCCGTAGTTGCTGCACCGGCCGTAATTGCCGTAGCTATTGGCGCATCGTAGCTAAACATTCTATCGTTAGCTGACCCACTCCAATATCCAAG